CTATTACACCTATATCTATTAGTTCACCGTCTGGGGCAAGCACATCTGTGTCAGGAGTAGTGAATACTGGAACTCCGTACTCGTCAATAAATCCTTCGTAGTTCCACTCCATTGGGATAAACAAAGAGTATAAACCAGATTTTGTCTGACCGTTTCTATTTCTTTTAGTGACATCTGATGCATTATATAATTTTTTAAAGTTATCACCTCCTTTATCTAAAGCGTTAGATGTTGAACCCATCATACACTTACCAACTATTCTGCTACCTAATCTTAAACATGTTTTTGTAACTCGCCAGTTATTTAATATATTATCAGGCCTTTCCCACTTACCACTTTCATCGTGTACTAATAATGCTAGTTTTTCACCATCGTAGCTATTGTCACCTGTATTTTTCCAATCAATAGTTGTATCTAGTCCTTGTATGTCTTCCAGCTTTTCATTAGCTGTAATTTTCTTTCTTGTAAACTTACTAGCAGGTACACGATAAGCAAGCTCGGATTTAGGACGATCCATACCATCTTGTACAGGTTTAAAAAAGAAAGGATAGTTAATCGATATAGGAACAACTTTGTCAGTAAACATTTTCTTAGCATCTGCACCTGTTTTAGATAGTATACCATATCTACTATCACTTGCAAGGGTGGCTAAATTAACCGTTTCTGCAGATGACATGAACGAAAACCCTGATCTTCTGTTCTTTAAGTAGCACATACCATAACATCTTTTATCTGCTTTGCAAGCTTCCCAGAATATATAAAACAACCTGTTAGCCTCTCTAAAGTCTGGAGCGCCAACATCTATCTTGCTCCATTGCAGATACATATAATGAGTACCTGTTATCCAAGTTGGCTTACCATTATTTGTAAACCAAAAACCTTCTTCTCTTCTTTTAAACTCTTCATCTATATAATCGTACCACTGCTCTTTTTGTTCTTCAGGATACGATCTCCAGTCAAATATATTTTTTAAACGTTCTAGTTCTTTTGGTTGATCAAACTTAACCCACTTGTTTTTATCGTTGCTATACACACTTTTCGGCGCTTTTGGCAAGGCAATAACTAAACCTTGTATTTCTATAATTTCACCTATTTGACCACTGTGAGATAACACAATAACATCGTGCTCTTTGTCATATCCGTATTTCCATTTTTTACCTTTATTAAGCCTACTAATAGTAGTCTTTTTTATAGGTTCAACAGTCTTAACTAAATCTTGCTCGTACATTACTTAGATCTTCCTTCTGCAAATCCTTTGAAAGTAGTTTGCTTTTTTTCTTTAGGCGTTTTGCCTTCTAGCAAATTTTCCTCTTCTTGAATTCTGTTAAGTATTTCAAACGCATCAAATATAGCTAACTTTTTAGTGGCTGCAGCATTTTTAAGTCTATCTGCTGTTAAATCATCATCTGAATCTACAATAGCTTCTTTAGCTACTTTAATTAGCTCTTCAACTGCCTTGTGCCCAGCTTGGATTATATTCTTCTTCGTTTCCTTGACGTTCATATTTGATTGTAATTAAATTTGATAAAACTTTGTATAGACGTTTTCCATCAACAATAAATTCAGACTCAGTTTTTGGTCTGTAACCTATAAGGTCTCCAACTTTCATTGTGCCATCTGAATATTTAACAATACCTTGTAAAGGTCTTTCTAATTCAGTGTTAAACTTGTCAATAGCTTTTAAAGGTGATACAAAACAACATCCTTTTGGGGCTGTCCACTTGTTATTTTTTTTGTACAAAAATATTTGATCATGTTTTATAAAATAAGTGTTTTCATTAAAGTAAGCCCTACTATTTTTTTCAACACCTCTTATATCGTGCCATCTACGAAACACATTATGATGTACTATAACCGTGTCACCAGGCTTTATATCTGTATCACCAATTATAGGTGTTGATATAACAACAGCTTCTCTGTTAACGTATTTATGATTAAATATTTCAGTATTAAGAATTAACTCTGAATCACCAACTTTTTTCTTATTGTTATATCTTTCTCCTTTTGGTTTTACAACAAAGTCGTAAACACTTTTCATTAGTATTCTAAATTATACTCTACAGATACCGCCATGTTTTTATTAAAGTCTTTCCAAGCTAACACGTCGTTCTTTTTTTTAATGTATACTGAAAACTTATCTTCTTCTTCTATAATATCGCATATAGTATGACCACCATACACTTCTTGCCCCACGGCATAGTGCATAGCGTCATTTTTGTAATCTTTACCTATACTAATCTTCCTTATTAACTTCGCCATTTTCTAAATTAGGTTTTTCATTAGTATAAGATATAGAACCATCTTGCAAGTTTATATTATCAGTTCCGTATTCTTTATGTAGTTTTTGTCTTTGTTGTTCAAGACGGAAATGCACGCTTTCCATAGCTTTTAATAAAGAGTGTTTTCTAACCTCTATGCTACCTACCTCACCAGTTAAATTGTCAATAGTTTTGATTGCTGCTTGTAATTGAGCTAATTCTTCGTCTTTTATTTTTTCTGGTTTAATACCTTTAAGTTCTTTAATTTTTTTACTTGTACCTTTTGTTTTACTTGTTGCCATTTTTATTTAATTTAATTTAAGTTAATTTAATTTATTATATCCCGTGATTGTTTTTCAAATAATCACAAATTCTTGTTAGATCAGCGCTTACCATATCGCTAGTGTCATATATTATAACTTCATATATATGACCATCTAAAAATCTATCTTCACCTCTACTTCCTAGAACGCTAAAGTCAATAGCGCCAGGGTTTGCTTGCTGCGAAGCTGGTGTTTGCAAGGTTCCGTCTATATAAACATGAAAATTACCCGTACCACCTGACTCTCTTTGAAATGTTAAAACAAATTTTTGACCAGTTGGAAAAATTGCAGAACTATAAGCTTGTGAAGTTGATGTTCCATCTATTTTAGCTCTTATTCTTTTATTTGTTTGTATTTCTAAAAATTCAGCATCAGAGCTTGTACCAAGTAATGTTTGTGTGTCAACGCTGTCAAGATCTAACACCATAAAAAGTGTAAACGCTTCTTCTGCTGCTACTTCTATTGCGCTAGTAAAATCATAATGATCACCAACAACTTCTGATTCACCCTCCGGTGTTTCGCTACCATCTAATAATAACCCACCATTATTTAAAACACCTTGATTAGCCGATGTGTCTTGTGTTAAATGGTTTCGATTGCCTGAAGAATCATTCCAACCTGTTACAGCTGTACCATCTCCGCTGGATATTATTTCTTCTTTAGAAAATTTACCTTTTGGCGGTGGATTTACCTTTACAGGATTCCAAGCTTCTTCTGGGCTTCCTATTTTATAAAAACTTACTCCTAATCCTAACATTACGCTCTATTTAAGTAATCTGGTCTTGGTGCTACGTAAACTATACAAGCCCCACTATTTAACGTTACGTTATCCCACATACCATATATAGTTATTCCAGCTGGAAAGTTGTGAGAACTTGTAATTTGATCACTATCTTCGTTACTTTCATTTGTTGTATCTGTTGCAGCAGCGCCAGCCCAATCAGTATCTAACGTGTAAGGACCGTCTGTAGCGGCAAAATAAGTTGTACCTATACCACCTTCAACACCACCATCTAGAACTTCTAAAGCTGTGAATGTAGTGTTTTCAGTCATTGTAATAGCGCAAACATAATATTTTGCTGTTGCAGCTGTTAATAATAGTTTAGCACCACTTCCAGTTAAATATGTAGATCCAAACTGGCCAAATCCATAAGCTACTTCTTTTGAATATATTTGTCCCATTTTTTATTTTTTTACTTTTTCAAATGATCGACCACCAAAATAAGCGCCAATCACAGTTATTAATACTAATTGAAGTAAATCAACCCATGATGATTTAACTTCAAAATTTAATGCACCCGCGTCTATAAATATTAATAGCATGGTGCATACTATTAAAAATATTAAAACTAATGGTCTAACGTTCTTGCTTAGCCACGAGTCTGATTTTAAATCTGCTTCCCATCTACTAGTAATGTTTTTCTCCATTTCTATTTGATAGTTAGCAACTAATTCTTTTATTTTTCTTTCAGCTTCAAGCTTTTCTTCACTAGAAGTGTGTAAATTGTCTATAACTCCACCTACACCTTTAACAAGTTCTGCTGCTCCACCTGAAAATAATTGTCCTAACATAATTTAATTTTTAATAACCACCACCACCTCCACCAGAATAACCACCTCCACCGCCGCTAGAAGAACTACCTCCACCGCTGCTAGTAGCAACTGGTGTAGATTCTTGCTGTGTTACTAATGGTCGTTCTGGTAAAATATCTTGAGAGTCTTGATCTATAATTTCACCTTCTAATTGTTCTTGAAATGTTACCATAAAGTCATAACCATCAGTTGGTGTTGAATCCATTAAAACATTTCTAGGATCTTGATCTATATTTGGTTGTGCAAGTATTTCTGTTAACGGAACAATTGAAACGTCAGGTTCCATAAGATGGTTTTTGCCACCCATATATCCAGTTTTTCCAAAATGAGTGTGTGTATGATAACCAAAAATATTGTTTAACCTTGCATATCTCAAAGCTTCTTCTTTTTTAGAAAACAAAGGTACTCCATCTATTTTAGTTATTATACTCATTATTCTTTATTTTTTACTTTTTCAAACGCACTGATACCAAAACATCCTAATGTTACAAAAACAAAAGAATTGTATATAGTATCATTAATTAATAAATATGCATCATCTCCAGAATATATAAAACTTGTAGCAAGATCTGCAACAGCAAATAATACCATAATAGCAAAAGATATAAAACCAATTATATTCTTTTCGTTTATATCGTTTTTATTTTGAAATAATTTCCACATGTTACACTACAGTTTCTGATCCGTTGTTAGCATCATCTTCCCATGGAAAACCATGATCACCGGCTTCTTTCCATTTACCATCTACTTTAATCATATCCTTACCATTTATAGTTTCTCTTGGAAAAACTTCTCCATTGTAAGTTATATCATCATCACTATAAGCTAGTTTACCAAGCTTCATATCTGTAGCGTGTCTCATTTCATGATTTATAACTTGACGATCTTCTTCACTACCAGGCATTATATTGTTGTTGACGTATATAGTGCCATCCATATTAGCTTCACCCATAACACCCTCTTCTAATGGTACTCTAATAACAGGTGTACCAGGTACAGAGCCTACATCTCCAGCTTGCTTACCAAAACGCATTTTTGTTTTGATTATACCGCCAGAAGCATAGTTACCTCTTTCTTTACCTAGTTTAAATCCCATTATCTATCTTTATCTTTTATCATATCGTCTATAGCTTTGTTATAAACTTTATCTGTATATGATTTGTTATTGTAAAATACACTTCTTTCTGATGTAGGAAGATCTTCCTCACCTAGAAGTATTCTATAAATTCTACTTATCATTTGAGAGCATTTAAAAGAAGTCTTAAATATAGAGTACATAATAGTTGTTCTATTTCTATGTCTCCAAGTTTCTATCCAACCTTCTCTTTTTAATCTCTCCCACCTTGCTTTATCCCACGAGTATGTATAAACTCCGTTGATAAAATCGTTTCGTGTAAATCTTTTTTTACAATCTAAATAAATTAATAATTCTAAGT